CCCGCCACCGAGCGGGTATTTTTTTGCCTGGAGAAAAGTGATGACTGCAACCGATAAAGACCGCGACATCCTTGCTCGCACCTTGTGGGGCGAGGCCCGGGGCGAAGGTACGGCCGGACAGATCGGCGCGGCATGGACACCGGCTATGAGGCCTGTGGGACTCTCTTCCAGCTGGGACGATTACAGGAAGCCTACCGCATCCCGAGTGAAGCCCTCTTGATGCTTTAGGCCTCTAGAAATGATATAAGCTCCATAGAAAACATGGAGCCTATATTTTGTTGTCGCAATATAAATCTAGAGAAGAATCGCTTGATGCATTGCGTGGGGTCGCGGCACTTGCTGTGGTTGTAGCACATACAACTATAGCTGGGCTATATAATGTCGAACCGTTGTGGTCGTGGCTAAAGTGGTCTCCGTTAAAAATACTATGGTCTGGTCACCAAGCCGTAATATTGTTTTTTGTTCTTAGCGGCTTTGCTCTTGTTAGAATGTGGCAAAGCATAAAGAATAACCGATACGATGCGTATCTTGTCGCTAGAATCGTCAGATTATTTCCACCATATATCGCATCAGTTGCGCTGGCGTTTTTTGTATACAGTGCTGTCTCTGGAATTGTCGGCTGGAATAAAGGATGGATGGGCATTCCGAAGCCGGAGCTCAGTCTAGAGTTATTGGTTGCTCATTTTTTTATGATCGGTCATTTCAACACCTCGGAGGTAAATCCGCCTATTTGGTCTATTGTGCACGAGATGCGCATATCCATCATATTTCCATTGATTTACCTTCTCGTTTCTCGGTTCGGTGGCTGGGCTGTGTGCGGGTTCTATATGATGTCAGTCTGGATTGGCTGGGCAATGCTTGGGAACGTACAGCTCTCTGCCATTCAAGGTGATCTGATACAGACGCTTCACTATTCAACATTCTTCGCTGTTGGTTCCTTTATAGCGTTGCGGCAAGATTCATTAAGCGGCGTGTTCTTAAAAATTGTATCGCTACCAAGAGTCTCTCTTTGGTTTTTTGCGTTGATGCTCTATGCATACCCATTTGATAATCCGTGGAATCTCGGTTTTCGGGCGTTTGGTGATTTGGCTATAGGTATCGGCTCAGCGTTGATTGTTTGTCTTGCGCTGACTATTAGCTCTAGTGTGCTTGTTAAATTAGGCGGGTACCTTGGGAGGATTTCTTATAGTCTTTACCTGAACCACATACTCGTTCTTAACCTGTCGTTGTTGTTTTTGTATCAATCTTTTGGTGCTCCAGTTGTTTGGGTGGTCACTATTGCGGGAGCTGTTCTCTTGTCATCGTTGATGCACAAGCTTGTGGAGGCGCCATCAATTACGGTTTCTAGATATCTAAGGAAAAAAATTCTTCTTGGATATCGAGCTTCGGCTTAGTAGTAAATTTAATATTTAAACCGACCCGCTCCGGCGGGTTTTTTATTGTCTGGAGAAAAGTGATGACTGCAACCGAAAAAGAACGCGACATCCTCGCACGTACGCTGTGGGGCGAGGCTCGCGGCGAGGGAGCGGCGGGCCAAGTGGCTGTGGCCTGGGCGATCCGCAACCGTGTGAATGACGGCAAGCCCAATTCGTGGTGGGGCGAGGGCTATGCCGGCGTGTGCCAGAAGCCGTACCAGTTCAGCTGCTGGAACAAGACCGACCCGAACTATCAGTTCCTGATCGGCGTGAAGCAGATCCCGTTCCGCGAGCTGGCGCAATGTCGGATCGCTGCTGACCAGGTGATCGACGGCGCGGTACCTGATCCAACCGGCGGCGCCACGCATTACTACGCAACCAGCATCAAGGCGCCGGCCTGGGCGGCGAAGGCGAAGCAGACCCTCAAGCTGGGTGGCCACGTCTTCTTCAAGGATGTGCCGTGATGGTCGTGCCGTGGAAAGCGGTGGGTGTGCTGGCGCTGGTGCTGATCGGCGCCGCGCTGGCCTGGCAGTTTCAGGACTGGCACTACGGGCGGCAATTGGCAGAGCAGGCTCGGCTGCACGCCGACACCCTCAACCAAATGACCCTGGCGGCCGCCACAGCCCAGCAGGCTGAGCATGACAAACGGCTGGCGCTCGAGCAGAGGCTGTCGGCCAGTGAGCAAACCCACTTCAGGAAAATGACTGATGCCCAACGTGACCAAGATCGCCTGCGCGATCGCCTTGCCACTTCTGATCTGCGGCTGTCAGTCCTCCTCGACGCAGCCGACGCTGCCAAAGGCTGCGGTATGCCAGCCACCACCAGCGCCGGCGGCGTGGATCATGCAGCCGTACGCGCCCGACTTGACCCGGCGCATGCTCAACGAATTATCGCCATCACCGACACCGGCGACCGGGGATTGATCGCGCTTCAGGCGTGCCAGGGATACTTGCGAGAAATTATTCGCTGACAGGGCAGATCAGTTCGGGGCCTTGATTCCGGACGTTCCCCACGGCCCGATCAACCTTGTACCACTCGAACACCTCTGTCGGTTCGCCCTGGTGCAGCACCATTTGCTCGGCGCGCTCTTTCGGTGTGGCCGGTCCCAGCCATTCCCGGGCCAACTCCGGCGACAATGCCACCGGCCGCCGGTCGTGGATGTCGACCATTCCACCGGCACTGTCGGCGGTGATGATAACAAAGCCATCGTGTTCGCCGGGGTCGTGCTCCTCATTCGGATATTGGCCGATAGCAGCACACAAGATCGGCGATTGGTCTCGGTGCCTGATCAGGTAGGGCTGCTTCTTCGGCCCGCCTTCATCAACCCACTCGAACCAGTTGTTGATCGCGACGATCGCCCGGTGGGGCCAGATTGCACGGAAGAACGGGCCGTGGGCGACTTTCTCTACTCGAGCATTGATCGGCACGGCGCGATCCTTGGCCCAGTGCGGGCGCCATCCCCAGCGGACCATGTCGGCGTGCAGGAACTGGCCTTCCTGGTGGAAGAGGGCGAGCTGCGTGGTCGGCGCCGCGTTGTACCGCTCGAAGGGCTGCTCCCCGGTTGAGTTGATCAGGGCGTTCGGCATGCTCAGCGCCGCCACGAAGTCGTGAATGCCACTGTACTGAGAGAGTCGTCCGCACATTGCCAGTTCCTCGCGTGAGCTTTCAGCGTAGACCCGCTGGAGCTTACTTCGTCACAAAACCTTTTCTGGCTCGGCGGGTGGGCGGGGCTTGCATTCAGGAGTTGTCCCGCTTATGGGGAAAGGAGGGCGCGTAGGGATTCTCGCCTTTAAGCGTTTTAACCTCTGTAGCCAGATGGGAGATGTGTTTGTCCTTCGCCATCAGCTCCCAGTTGCTTTTGATCTGGATGTCGCTAGCTCGCCGGTGAGCCTCGGCAGCTTCAGCCTTGGCTGCGGTCAGCTGTGATCGAAGAGTGTCGCACTCCTTGCTGATCTCGGTGTGCATCTCGACCATCTTGAATATTCGTTCCCTGGCTTGGCGCAGTTGCAGGTTCAGCTCCTCGAACTCATTTTCGTAGAGGGCGAGCTGGTGCCGGCAGGTTTCGAGCGGCGTCGGGCATCCGAGCCAGTCGTCGGTGTTTTCGATGTCGGAGGGATCCAAGGAAGTGCCTTGCTTTGTGCTGTTTGGATATACAGTAATCGAGGCAGGGAAAGCGGGCGAGGGATATGCGACGAGCTCTAATGAGCGGCTGCTTTCGGCCAAAAGCGGACATTCGTACCGCTAGTCAAATACACTGTCGCGACAATCGCATTCAAATTTGGTGCAAGTGTTCATCGGGAAAAAGGGAGGATTGATGAGTCTTGATCTGTGCTTGGAAGCTGATAGTACGCTCACAATTTTGACATTGAGCAATGCCCTTGAGAATGCTGGTGCTCGAAAAGTCGAGGTAACAGAAGATGGGCTATACGCTGAATTTAGCTCAGGACTTAAATTACGTACCGATGACGCTTTCGGTGACCCCTCGATTTATGCTGAGAATACAATGGGTATCGACTTTCCTGTCGCTGTGCGTTGTACCATCAGAATTAAAGGGCCCGAACCAGAGGGAGAGTCGGCTATGGACGATTTGGAAAAAGTCGCCCAATCAATATCTCAGTCGTGTTCAGCCTTCTTTCTAGTTAGCTTTCAGTTCGAACAAACCATGTACTGGCGGGATGCGACAGGGTTACATCGTCCTTGAGGTCGGTGCCTGCGCGTCGTGCTACAGATATTTTTGAGTGGTGCTTTTCGGACAAAAGCGCCTTTAATTGATGGGCCGCAATTGGCCGA